ACATCATTGCCGGCGGTGGGTCGGGTTCGGACAACGCCTCGATCTGGTTGATCTGTTGGGGCCCCAATACCTGCCACGGTATTATCCCCAAAGGCTCTATGGCGGGTGTTCAGCAGCGCGATCTGGGTGAAGTCACCCTTGAGAACGCTGACGGCGCTAATGGCCGGATGCAGGCGTATCGCACCCACTATCGCTGGGATGTGGGCCTGTCGGTTCGCGATTGGCGTTACGCTGTTCGTATTGCCAACATTGACCGCTCTGCTCTGACGTACAACGCGGCGAGCGGGGCCATCATCAACGACCTGATGCACCAGGCGTGGACCGAGCTGCCTAACACTTCGGCTGGTCGATGCGCTTGGTACATGGACAAATCCATCCTGTCCATGCTTCGCCGGCAGACCTCATCCGCTGTCAGCTCATCGACCCTTAGTGTCGACTTGGTTGGTGGTACGATGCAGACCTCGTGGGGTGGTATCCCGATCCGTCGCTGCGATGCCCTTCGTGGCAACGAAGCGACTGTTTCTTAACCGCTCCATAAAGAAAGGACTTACGCCATGATTATGGACGAACGGCTTGAATTTGCGGACGCCACCGCTCTCGACACCTCGGGCACTAACAGCGACCTCATCGGCGACGTTATTGACCTTGGTTCTGTGACCTCTGATGTAGGCAACGGACAACCCATCTACCTCGTGCTTCGGGTCAACGCTGCTGTGACGTCGGGCGGATCTGCCACTGTTGTGTTCACCCTTGCGTCAGACGCCCAGGCTGCCATCGCGGTCGACGGCACGCAAACTACGCACTTCTCGACGGCGGCTATCGCCCTGTCTGGTCTGACTGCTAATTCTCAGCAGATTATGATCGCGCTTCCAATCGCTACCTACGAGCGTTACCTCGGTATCGTCACTACGACGGCCACTGCTGCGCTCACCGGCGGAACGATCGATGCGTATCTGACATACGATCCCAAGGGCTGGGTCGCGTATCCAGACGCAACTAACTAAGCAAGCTGATTTGGTGGGGGCTTGTAGGCCCCCACCATTTTTCTAAGGAGACACATATGCCTAGAGTTATCTTCCGCGCAGAGTTCTTCGACAACAACCGCCGGTACCGCACTGGTGTCGAGTACGACATCCCGGACGACGTCGTCCTCCCCACTCGTGACATTATTATTCTTGAGGAAGAAGAAGTGGCGCCGAAGCGCCGCAAGGCTGTACCATAACCGGCACCTGGGAGTAATATCCGATGGCGAGCAAGGTCCAAATAGCCAAGATGGCGCTGCAGCACGTTGGCGATCGCTACGACATCAGCGATATCACGGAGGCGACGCCAGAGGCAGAGCAAGTGAATTTGCTCTACGACGATACGCGGGACGCCCTGCTGCGCCAGCACCCGTGGGTGTTCGCCACAAAGTACACGTCTCCCGCGGCTCTGAGCGGCACGGCTCCGGGCAATTGGTCGTATATGTACACCTACCCCACGGACTGTATCAAAATGCTCGGCATCGTTAATTCCCTCGGGGACGACCAGCCGAAGATCCGCTTCGAGGTAGCCCGGAACGCTAGCAGCACTCGCGTTATTCTAACGGACGAAGAGCAGCCGCAGATATTCTACACATTTCTCGCTGAAGACACCGCCGACTACGACCCTGAGTTCGTGATGGCGTTCTCTTACGTTCTCGGCGCGCGTATGGCTGTGCCGCTGACGGGGGATCCCGACCTTGCCAACTCCCTGTTTCAGCAGGCTCGATCTGTACTCAACAGCGCGTGGGCGAGCGACTCGAACGAGGGTATAGAGCCGTCTATTCCTGACGCGGACTGGATCAGGGCGAGGGCTTAATGACTAAGGTCGGCCAGTCTAATCTGTCGGGTGGAGAAGTCAGCGAGGCTATTGCTGCCCGCGTTGACATCGACAAGTACAAGACCTCCGTCTACAAGGCTGAGAATTTCTTCGTGCAGATACACGGCGGGCTGACCAACCGACCCGGACTGGAGTACGTCGCCCCATCTAAAACGCCGTCTACGTCTGTCCGGCTCATTCCATTTGAGTTCAACACCACCCAGACCTACATTCTTGAGTTTGGCAACCTGTATATGCGCGTCTACAAGGACGGCGGCCAGGTGCTTACAGGTAGCGCGAAGGTTATATCCGCTGTCACCAGAGCGAACCCGGCTGTGGTCACGTCAAGCAGCCACGGCTTTAGCAATGACGACGACGTATTCATCACCGGCGTAGTGGGTATGACCGAGCTCAACAGCAGGTTCTTTAGAGTTGCCAGCGCGACTACTCACACGTTTGCGTTAACCGATTACGCCGGGGCGAACATAAACAGCGGGGCTTTTACGGTCTACGGATCTGCAGGAACCGCGCAGGAGGTGTTCGAGCTAACTACGCCATACGCGACCGCGGACATCTTTGGTCTGCAGTATGTTCAGTCCGCGGATGTTCTAACTGTAACGCATCCAAACTACGCCCCCCGAGACATCGCCCGCACGGACCACGATGCATGGTCCCTTACCGAAATAGATTTTAAGCCTGAGCAGGCTTTCCCTACGGGTTTAGGGGTTACGGTAAACAGCACCGGCTCCGAGACAGAGCGCTACGTCGTCACCGCAACGAACGTCGATAGCGGGGAAGAAAGCCTGCGGGGAACTGCCCCCGCGGTAGGCAGCGGCATTACCGCCATAACAAAAGCAGACCCCGGCGTCGTCACAACTTCAGGTTCGCACGGCCTTGTGAATGGGGATGACGTTTATATCAGCGGCGTAGTGGGTATGACCGAAGCTAACGGTCAGGTGTTTAAGGTAGCCAACAAGGCAAGCACCACGTTTGAGCTTACAGACAGCACAGGCGCTGCGGTTAACACGACGAGCTACACGACGTACTCGTCAGGCGGCTCCGTGTTTCCTATGTTTATTAAAATTACAAACGGCCATGCAACGCCGGATAACACTGTTGCGTGGACAGCCGTATCCGGGGCAGAGAGCTACACCGTCTACCGTGAGAAGAACGGCCTGTTTGGATTTGTCGGCCGCACTGAGAACACCGACTTCGACGATAAGAATATCGGCCCGGAAGTTGACGACACACCTCCGCGCACTCGTAACCCATTCGTGGGGACGGGTAACTACCCGTCTACTGTGGGTTACCATGAGCAGCGAAAGCTGTTTGGAAACAGCGACACCCATACCCAGCGCGTATGGATGACGCAGACTGCCCACTTCACAAACCTCGCGGTGTCCAGCCCGACGAGGGACGACGACGCAATAACGGTGACCCTGGCCAGTAGGCAGGTCAACGAGATACGCCACTATGTTTCCCTGTCCGATCTTGTGGTTCTGACGTCCGGTGGCGAGTGGCTGGTGCAAGGCGTGGATGGCGTCATCACTCCTTCGGGCATCCAGATCAAGCCTCAGTCATACTACGGCTCCACTGAGCTTCCACCCATTGTCGCCGGCGATATCGTCATCTATATGCAGCCCGGCCAGGCCGTGCGCGATTTAGGCTACAAGTTCGAGAGTGATAGCTACACGGGCAACGACCTGTCTGTCTTGGCCCGCCACCTCTTTGACAACAACACCATCGTTGACTGGACCTACGCCCAAGCGCCGCACAGCCTTCTCTGGTGTGTTCGGGACGACGGCGTCCTTCTTGGAATGACGTATTCCAGAGAGCAGAACGTGTTTGGCTGGCACAGGCATACTACCAAAGGCGACTTCAAATCAGCCGCTGCTATTCGTGAAGGCGACGACGACTTCACTTACTGCGTCATTGACCGCGTCGTCGGAGGGGCGACAGTCAAGTACATTGAACGTATGCGGACCCGCGATATATCCGACGTGCAGGACAGCTACTTCGTAGACAGCGGGTTGACGCTGGACACCCCCGTAGCCATCACGGGCTTTACTAACGCCAACCCCGTCGTTGTCACCGCCGCCTCGCATGGGTTTAGCAACGGCGATGTCGTCGACATAACGGGCGTTAAGGTTGCAGACAGCACCGCTACTCGTGGTTGGTCATACGACACCGAGATCGAGGGTACTGGCTATACTGTAGCCGGTGCCACCACCCACACATTCCAGCTCCAGAACAACGGGGCCAATGTTAATGGCAGCGCCTTCAAAGTATACAGCTCCGCTGGGGTGGTCCGTAAGGCCGTCACCACAGTGGGCGGCATGTGGCACTTAGAGGGGCAGTCGGTGGTCGCACTGGCCAACGGGTACGTTGTACGCTCCCTGACCGTGTCGAGCGGCTCCGTGACGCTCCCTAGCCCCGCCAGCAGGGTGCATGTGGGCCTGCCGTATACGTCCGAGATGCAGTCCCTCCGCGTAGACAACGGCAAGGCTGTGGAGACCATCCAGGGCCGGGATAAGAAGATCGGTCGCCTTACTATGCGGTTCGAGACCACACTGGGCGGATGGTACGGACCCGATCGGGACCATATGCGCGAGATAAAGTACGGCCTGTCGGCGCAGTACGGCCAGCCACCCGCGTGGGTCACGGGGGACAAGGGCGTGACGATGTCACCGAGCTGGAACAAGGACGGCTATGTCATCGTGCAGCAGCGAGATCCGCTGCCGATGAACCTGCTCGCTTTGATCCCGGACGTAGTGGTCGGCGGTAACTGATGGAAGTCCGGGCTGTAACCTGCGAGGCGCTATCTTCAGCTCCAAACTTTTCGGCTCTGCTGCAGGAGTACGCCGAGGAGTGCGCGCTGGGGGGGCTGCCTGTCACGCTGTCTGCG